TAGCGAGCCCTGGTATATATTCTTGTAGTAGCTGAAATCAAAGTCATCTTTAATCCAGCTAAAATCTTTAAATGCTATCTTAAGCTGTTTCTTATCCTCTAAATCAGATAGCTGATAAATCTTGTAGTTAATTGTGTTCATAGTGAATCTCCTTATCATAATCCACTATATTATACACCGTTAATGCAGCTTTGTAAACTATTTTTAGCAAAGTTTTAGCAAAATATCTGAAATTGTCACAATTTCGGGCTAAATAATTTAGCAAAAATGAAATTATTGAGATTTCGGAAATTACAGCAATTTCAAAAATGAGATTATCGAGATTTCGCTAATTTCAGTAATTTCGTGCATGTTACGCATATGCATAAAGAAAAATAGCCAAAATTGAGTAAATTTTAGCCATTTTTTGTCTATAATCTCCTGATTTTGAGAGATATTCTCCTAAAATTGCTATAAATTTAGTAGAATATTGGTCATTTCACGCTTTAAACTCTCGGAAACTTGGTTAGTTTTGTGATCAACTACGTATTCTGCTAGGTCTTTTTTGTAAGTAGCTATGTCATGAACCCTTTCATCTATAGTATCCTTACAGATTAAAGTGTAGATAAATGCAGGTCTTTCATTGTTTACTCTGTGTATTCTATCATGTGACTGAGCATTTTCAGTATAGTTCCACTTCTCATCTAAGCAAATTTCATATGCTGCTGCATTTAAAGTATGTCCAGTTCCCATAGAATCATGAGTACAAAGTATAATTTTAGTGTTTGGATCTGTTTGGAACTTAACCTTATTGGCTTCTCTCTCATCTGCCGAGTTGTCACCTGTGCAAACTAACGGATTATAGGAAGCTAGAAGGTCAGCTAACTGATAAACTGGCTCTTTAAAAGTGGACATTACTACAACTTTTTCACCTTTGTCTACTAAATCAGTAGCTAATTCTACACATCGGTCTATCTTAGAAGACATAATTGGATTAGTTGTAAGTATTCCTGGACATGCAGTGGCCTGTCTAAGTCTAGTAGTAAGTGCTAATAGGTTGTTACTATTAAGCTCTATCTTATCTACTTCATCTTTCACGCCGTCTACTATAGCATCATAAAAGCGTCTATGCTCATCTGACATATCTACTAGCTCATATATTAGTGTCTTCTCAGGTAAGCCTTTGATCTGTTCTTTAACTCTTCTTACACTGCAGTTATCGATCTCCTCTTGCACAACATCTAAGTTCTTGTATCCCACTACTTGAGAGCTTGCAAAGCCACCGAAGACACAGTGAGCGCTCTTATAGCCTGTAAGTGTGCTGTTATCTACACCTATCCAATGAAGTGGTAAGTAAGCATTAACTGGGTTAGATGTTATCAGTGTTCCTGTAGCTGCTACTAAATAGTCAGCAGTAAGTTTAAGTAAGTGATCACCCTGTGTAGAACTTTTATTAGAGCACTTATGCACTTCGTCTACTGCTATCATTCCAAACTTATTTGGATTCTTCTTGGAATTGTAAGCTTCAATAAAGTCAGCTGATCTTAAGGTCTCAGTATTAGTAATGATGAAAAACTCTTCTATAGGTCTTCTTAGTTCATCTATTCTGTCTTTTACTGATCCTATTCTATGTGTGCCTCTTCTTGTTACATACTCACCAAGTATTCTTACACTTAAGTCACTGAACTTATTAATCTCTGCCTTCCAATTGGATTTTACTGAATTTACTCCACATATGATGAAGCAGTGGTCTATCAAGCCTCTCTTATGTAAAGTCTCGGCTAAGTATATTATAGTAGCAGTCTTACCTAACCAAGCCCCATGTCATCTAATAGAAGCCATTTTTTATTTCTTGGGTGTAAACCAAAATTAACAGCATCCATTTGGTGACTTAATGGGGCTAACTTAAACTCCTTTAATTCTTTTTCTGAAAGTATATAGTCATAGTCTTTTTTATAGTAAACCTGTTTACGCTCACCATCAGTAAGCATAATGTTATCAGTGTGAATTAGTGCATTTAGTGCTCTTGAAATTTCTGTGGAATTCTTCCAAACATTTAAACCATTAGAAATAAAGCTATCAGCATAAGCAATTGGCTGTGCTAAACCAGATACTTTTACCGTTAGATAATCTTTCATATAAATATAGTCTACTTGATTAATTATTATCATCTATATATTTCCAGTGATAACCTGCAGCAGTTTCTCTTTTACCCAAGACTACCGCATCTATATTTCCTTTGTATTTTCTTTTAGCTGCATAAACTGATTCAAATACTTCACCAGTTTCTATGCATAACACTGTTCGCTTTGCAAATTTAGTAATATGTTGATCTTTCCCAATGAACTCTTTAAATTTATTCTGCCATTCTATGTCATTTATAAAAGCTCAGTGATAGCCACCCGCTACTTCTCGCTGATGGTGACAGCATTCACCTATGTGTCTGATCTTTGTTTGGCGCTCAGCTTCATTCTTACCTAAGTATACTTGCTGTGTTTCTATACAAATAATCTTCTGCCCACCGACAGCTTCTGAAAGTGTGGCCTTATACTCATCAGAATGTTTTAAACCTAGCTTGGCTTGGCGCATCTTCTCTCTGGTAGCATCTGAAGCTATATATCAAGAATTAGCTCCGCCTCGCATAGCATTGTAGCCTTTGCAGTCTGGTGCTCCAATTCAAGTATGATAGTAAGCTATATAGTGCTTCTCTAGTCTATTAGCTTCTTTTAGTGTCTTTATTCCAGTTGCTAAAATTTCGTGATCAAAATTTTCCCAACCAAATTCTTGAATAGCTGCTCAAAAAGCTGTTTGCTTTTTATAGTATCTGCCACCTCTGCCTCATCTTGCTTCTGGAGAAGAATGTGCAGTTTGTCCTATGTAGCTAAATCCATTAACACGACAGGTGTGTTTGTAAATTGTTCAAGTCTTATTCTCATTTTTAGTATTTCTGTTCTTCATACTAAATTTAGCTAATTTTTTTGATTAGGCAGTCCCAAATAATCAGGAATTCATTCAATTTGCTTTTCTATCTTCTGTAACTTAACATCTTTCTCGTCTTGAAGTTCTAGTTTAATGTCATCAATTAAAGTCAAGCTGTCTAACAGCATAGCTAAATCTGGTATTCCGACTTCTCAAGCCTGTAATTTTTTTAGGTAATAGCTTGTAGTTAATGCTTTTATTGCATTAATTATTTCAGCATTATATTCAAATGATACTAAAAAACTTGTTAAACCAGACACCTTAATTGGCTTAATTTCTTTTATCTGAATCATCTTTCTTTATATTCCTTTGTTTTTCATAGCGCTTACGTGAATTTTTATTAACTTCATCCCGGTGCTCTTTCTGATACTTACTAAAGTACTCTTTAAAATACTGTGCCTTAGCTTTCTTATAAAGCTTATTATATTCTTTTTGATAAGCTTTCTTGTATTCATCCACTGAAGCAAAATCTTCTTTTTTGAGCTTTATATCAAACATTGGTTTTTTCTTTGGTTTTGGTACAAAATTTTTTCGCCAATTAGCTAAACTTTGTGCATTCTCTTTTTCTTTATGTGCTAAGTAGTATTTGTGTCTTTCTGTAGCTTTTCTATCTTCAGTATACCAGCGCTTCCAACCAAGTTTTTCATAATCTGCTAGGTCAGACTCATATATAAACATCTTTTCATTTGTTTCAGGTTTGTATATTTTAAACTTACCGCATCGTCCCCAATAACTGCCACCTCTAGTCATATTGTAACCATTGCAGTTTGCATTACCTAAGTAAGTATTAAAAAAAGAAATTCAAAAAATCTCGCGTTCATTAGCAAGCTCTCTTGAATTTATTCCATCTTCTAAAATCTCATGACTAAAATTATCCCAGCCATACTTTTTAATAGCTCTCCAGAATATAGTGCAGTTTCTATAGCCCTTACCATTATGCCATCTATCTTTTGTAGATGTGCAAGTCTGACCTATATAAGCTTTACCTGCATTTTCGCTAATTAGTAATGTATGCTTGTAAATAATCCAAGTTCTCATATGATATTCTCCTTCAACAGTGTGTTAGATATTCTCCAACAGGCATGCCACTGCCGAAGGAGCTATCGTATAATTTAGCAAATAAATTTAAATTAAGCTTGTCTCTAAGTTACTAAAATCTAACTCTTCTTTTTCTGCTTTTGCTTTAAAGCTCATTGATGCTTCTATTACAAAAGGCTTATTACAATTATCGCATACATAATGCTCAACTAATACTGGTTCATAATCTTCTTCATAATCTAAGTAGATAATTTCTCCTGTTGGGCTCTTAACTAAATCTTCTGGTCTGCCTAGTAAGTATTCAGGTAAGTAAAGCTCACTTGGAAGGTAAGATCAATTGCAGTGTGGACATTTAATAACTGGTAAACCTTTTAAATCAATTTTGTTCATAATTCTATTTCCTTTGTCTGTTTATTTATTTTCAGCCATATTTTGGCTAAACATATCAACTTAAATCTCTCTCATATATTTATATATTCTCTTATAAGCTATACTGTATAGCTATATATATAATGCTATACCACATAGCTATACATATAAGCTTTCGCACGACGCTTTATATACATAGCTATCTGTAAAGCTTAAAATATAGCTATACATATTAAAAGCTATTTATATATAGGATCTATATACATTTTAACTATGTTAAAATGTAGAAATTAACTATGTTAATTTCTATTAATTAATGCGCATACGTGTGCATATGTGTGTGCATTAATTTGCTCTCATTATATTATACAATGCATAAATAGCTAAAATAACGTTTTTAATAAAAATTCTTTAAAAAAGTTTTTAATTAGCTTTTAGGTATTTATACCTGTAAAAGATCTTCAATAAAAAAAATTATTTTTGAAAAAATGTTACCTTGATGAAGAGAGAAAAAGAGAGAAAAATGAAATTATCGAAATCTCGGCAATTTCAGAAAGCTCAAAAATGAAATTGTCACAATCTCGCCTTAGAAAAACGAAACTATCGCAATTTCGCGCATAATGACGCATACATGTACGCGCACGTATGAAATTGTCACAATTTCGGCCTTGTTATAGCTCAATTAAAGCTTTTTTGCATAGCAAGTAAGATATTTTGCTTATTTTCACCCATTTTTTCGATTTTGAGCCGAATTTTGAGCCCTGGAATAGCTTCTGCCTCATGTACGTAGTGTTGTACGTACGAATTTTTGCTTGTTGGAAGGCATTTTTAAGAATTTCTGCAACAAATTTTTGATAAAAGCTAAAAAAACAAAAGTTATACTGTATAATATAGTGAGCTGAAGAGGATAATAACACAATTTTCATAGACAACTCCTCCTTTGGCGTGTAACTAGCAATAGTACACAGCCCCTATATTGATTATACAACGGCTTGGTTTTTTTCACCTCCTTTTATTATTTAATATTTTCCAAGCCAAGTCCTCTTCAGCAAATTAAAAATAATAACAATAATAACAATAATAACAAAAAATTAATTCTCATATATAGAGCTTTAAGTAAAAACTAGCAATACCTCCTAGCTAGAAAAATACTTAG